CGACAACCGCTGACGCATCGACCGAACTGGTTGAGTTGCCAGTAGCTGTAGAGCCTGTTGACGTTGACTGAGCCGCTGCAAAATCAATGTTCATGCCGAGGTCGGCCTGAAGCATTGCTCCATCAGCCTGCACTTGGAAAAGCGCATTAGGATCATCGACCACGTAACCAACAGCGTCTGCTGCAACTTGACCTGTCGGCCAATACTGATTGTGGACGGTGCCCATTGTGGCGTCGGTGTAGGAGCAACCTACGAAAACGCCAATAGTGCCAGCGGGGAAAAGGTCTGCTGCACCACCTGTCTCAGTTACGAGTTCCAAGGTGCCGCCTGACCCAATTTTAACAACCTGACCAGTGTACAGATTTGACGCATAGCCAGATGCGATCTTGATGGCGCGAGTCGAACCAGCATACGGCTGACCCCCGATCAAGTTGATGGGACGAAGCCCATACGGTGTGGATGTAGTAGCCATGATAAGTCTCCTATTAAGCTACGATTAAAGTAAGGGTTAACTTCCTTTGCCAAATTGTGTGCGCGATGACCGCTCAGGATTGAGCACTGGCATTCGCGGATCGTTCTCCCGCATGAAGCTGCTGTCTACTGACTGCAACTGCTGATTGGCGATGCCCGCATAGTGAGCCCTGCGTTGTTCGACCATTTCAGTCGGAATCTTGCACAACAACAGGCCGCCGATTTCGATCTGACCCTCAAAACGAGAGCCAATATCCGACATCACATGCAACTCAGGAACTTCCTCTGCTTTCACAGGGACGAATCCTTCGCGAAACCGCATGGATACGTTGGCGTTATCTGCATTCCCCTGAGTACCAGTACGAATCCATCGGAACGTCCACCCGTCTTGCGGGTTTGGAACTGGCAAATTAGCCTGCGGCGTCCATTGGCCGTTTGGCCGAACTTCGACCTCTCGACCTTGTGAGCTGCGTGGCTCTCGAGAACCGGGAACAGGGACATCTTCAATAACGGGAGTGCGCTGATCATCTGACATTACTTCATCTCCTTAACGAGCTGACTAGCATATTGTTCAGGTGTTAACCCAAGTCGTTTAGCGAGTCCGACTTGGGTGGACGTTAGCCTCATAGTGCGAGCCTTTCCAGCGCCGTTGTTGCGCTGACTCGGTGCCACAGGTGTGGCGATTTGCTGATGGCCTGAAGCAGGCTGTCCGTTACCGGAACCATCAGTAAAATAATCGGGAAAACGAGAACGCATCTGCGTGTCGATTTTCTCAAAGTACTCATCGGAGTTGGGGTCAATGCCCTCGTCACGAATTAGCTTTTCGTGGATGCCGTAAGCCAAGGCTGTCATGTCCTTGTGCTCATCCGCGCCAAACCATTTGTTATTTTCTGCCCACTGGGCCGCCTTTGGGGCTGGCTTGGGAACTGGATTCTGTTGCTGAGGCTGCATCTGGCGGGCCTGAGCCTGATACTGGGCCGCCGTCATCCTCTGCTGGTACTCCTGACCATAAGCCAGAGAGTTGCGAAGCTCGTTCTGGGCCTCGTTTAGCTGCTCTTGAGCTAGTATCAACTTGTCAGTATCACCCGTCTCATGGGCCTGACGAAGCTCCTGACGCGCCTTTTCAGCGGTCAAGACGGCCCTATGTTGGATATTTTCGATCAATCTGGCCTCGCCTGACGCCAGTGTCTGCTCCAGCTCTTGTGTCCTGCCGGATACCTGACGGGCAAAGCGAATAGCCTCTTCACGCTCACGATCAGCCGCTTCTGCTCGGCGGCGCTGCTCATTCTTCTCGAATGTCAGCTTTTTGATGCGTTTTTGTACGTTTTCGCTGTAATTAGCGAGGTCTTCATCGCTAGCGCCCTCTTCATCACTGTAATCCAGCTTGGCAGGTGGGCGTTGATCTTCGGGTGGGCGATCATCGACAACTTCAATTTCTATGTTGTCATCAACAGGCTCGACCATAGTTTGCATGCCAAAGAATTTCTCTTCGGCTGTATGCTCAGTATTCTCCGCAGGATTGCTCATACCTTCAAAATCCCCCGTGGGTCTTCGACAACAGCTTCAACCGTATCATCATTAATCAGACGGAATTCCTTACCAGCCACCGTGAAACGGGTGCCTGAGTACGATCTGAACATGATCCAGTCTCCTTCCTTGCAATAAGGGCCGGAGGGGAATCTCGATGGGTCTTGGAATGCGTCAGAGCCAATCTTCAGCACAAAGCCGGTAATAGAGCCGACTTCTTCCTGCTTCAGTGTGGTGTTGGCCTTGAGAATCCCCCCTGCTGTTTTCTCGTCAGGCTCTGGTAGCGCCACCAATAACCTGTAACCACTGGGATCAGGCAGCGTCTGAGCCACCCTCGGAGATTGCTCCTTTTCAGGAGTGTCTTGCGTTGCTAAGGCCTCAGCCATAGTGTCCTTCCTCAAATGCACGAAGTATTTACATGCGCTCCGCGAACGCCCAGTTGCTACTGACTTGTCAGCAGCACTATGAGAGGACTATATGACATATTTACTCAGAAGAGAAATTTTTCTTTAACTCCAATACTTCAACTTCTATAAGGGCATAGGCGTGAATCATTCCACATGCATACTTATAGTCCTCAAATGTACCGCAGCCGCCGCCAGACACATGATCTGCCTGATCGTTCATCAGCTCTCTAATTCGCTTGTGCATGTGATCCAGATACTGGAACGACACATCAGCCATCATCTTTCCCCTTCGCATTGATGTTCATATTGACAATATCTACAGCCTTCTCAAAACCTCTCAAAGCCTCTTTGGAAGCCCTGTCTTTGGCGGCCTGATCTGCTGCGCTTATTGTCTTCATTGTTTCAGCTTCTGCCTTTAACGAGTCAGCATTAACCTTTTGCGCCAGTTCAGCTTCTTTGATCTGGGCATCGCGCTCAATCTTCATGCGCTCGCGCTCATCTTTGGCCCGCTCTGCTCCTTCCTTGATGTCCAGCTCTCGAATGGCCTGCTGCAGGATGGGGTCTTCCTGCTTTTCAGCATCCTCTTCTGCTTTCTTGAGCTTTTGAGCCTTTCCGGTGACCTGAGCGGAAGCTTTGGCGACCAGAGCCGAAAGACGAGATTCAATATCTTCTGGCAACTGCTCATCGGGATGGGGAAGTTGTACTCCCATCTCTTGCTCAACCTTGTCACGGTAAGCAAAGGCAACGTGTTCAGCAATGTGAGCCGCCATAGCGCCCATAAGACCCTTGGCGTTGGGATGTTGTCCCAGCATCTCCTGTATCTGAGGATTCTGGGAAACGCTCATGTGAGCCTCGATGTGAGCCTCATGATCCTGATACATAAACGACTTAACGGGCTTGCCGTTGATAAGGTTCATGTTTTCAGTCACGGGATCGACTGGCTTCATATCATCTTCAGTCGGAACGATGCGCTCTGCCTCAGAAAGACCCAGAACCTCAATCATCTGTCGATGCAGGAATGGCATGTCATACATCTGTGGCGCAGACGCCGACAACTGCAAAGCAGCCTGATATTGCATGATTCTTTGCGCCATCGTCCCCGCATTGGGGTCGGAAACGGGGATAATATCGACTTTTTCGTCAAAATCTTCCGCTACAGTGGCCTGCTCCTCTTCTGCCTCATAAGGATACTGCTCTGGCCCATAATCCACGATAATATCGGCCAGCAACACCAGCTCTCGCCCCATAGCGTGGTGAATACGGGCTTGAATGGCACTCATAACCTTCATTTCACGCTCCAAGACCGCTAATGTGGTCCCGACAGGAGCTTCTCCGTTAATATCAGACGCTTTAACGTCAGCAGCCGAGGCAAAACGCCTTCCTTCCGTAACCAAATCGCCCAAAAGTTGATATAGGACATTACTTGGCTCTTTGTAGGGCAGGAATGTGATGTTTTCTGAGATCGATCCGGCTGGAACGTCAACATCGCGGAATTCTCCCGGCCTGATGGGCGTGTTATCGCCTTTAATCCGAAGTCCACGGGTCTTCAGGCCTCCCGGCAGATTGGATAGGGTGCCAGAGTCGATCAATTGCCGCAGGATTGACGTTGCAGCCTTGGATAATCCTCCAATGGTGTGAACAAGACCGAATCCATAGAAGCCAAGTCCCGGCAAATACTGGTAATGAACGTAATACTGGCGCGTGGCGTAGGTCTCATCGCCTTCTTTCCAGTTGCGCCTGATGCCCAGTATCTCTCCTGACGACTTCTCAATAGTAATAATGTAAGGGAGCGCCAAGCCAGTGGGGCACATGCAGTCATCC